TTATAAAACCTTCATTTGAAGATTATGTTTATGATAAAGAAAATCCAGGAGTAGAAATACGAGTATTATAATTTAAAATAAAACAATGGCAAAAACAAAAACAAAAAAAGCAACAAAAGCAAAAGCAACAAAAAAAATAGAGATTAATATTGGAGGAGAATCTTTTAAAGTTGACGAAAGTGTGAATGAAACATTAGCTATTATGTCTAACGCATTACATTCTCATGAGATTGCATTATTAACATGGGCTTATAAAGACTATGCTGGTAATGAACCAGATCTTGATGCTTTTAGAAAGAGTTTAAACGAATACTGTCTAAGTATCCCTAACTCTGAAGAGATTATGAAAAGAATGGAAGATTTAGATAAGCAAGCCGCAGAGGAAAAGGACGAAAGCAAGGAGTCTAAAGAATAACTTTGTGGTTAAAAGGCCTCGCCCTTTATTGGGCTTGGCTTTTTTTGCTTATAATGAAACTATTAAAAGATAAACTTACACATAACGACTACTACCAGAGCACTGAATACATCTCTAACAGTATGTTGAATAACTTATCAGGAAGATCCCCTGAATACTTTAGGTTTGCGATGGATAATCCACAACCTTCAACAGCAGCAATGAAATTTGGATCAGCACTACATATGAATGTATTGCAACCAAAAGAATTTAACAAGAATTATGCGGTGTCTCCTAAGTTTGATAAAAGAACTAAAATTGGTAAAGCAGACTATGCAGACTTTCAAAAGAAAAATTTCTTTAAAACTATTATAACAGAAGCTGAATTTGAAATGATTGAGCAGATGACTATGAAACTAATGAAAGATAGTACAATTAAAACATTACTATCTGGAGGAGAAAAGGAAAAGATTATAACATGGCATAACGAAGCACACAATGTAGATTGTAAAGGTATGTTAGATTGCTATAAGCCAGAACCTAATATTATAGTAGACTTAAAAACAACACAAGACGCTTCTTATAATGGCTTTAGAAGATCTATAATGAAATATAAATATCATAAGCAAGCAGCATTCTATATGGATGCTATTGGTGCAGATGAATTTTATATTATAGCTATAGAAAAATCACCACCATTTAATATGAATGTAATTCAAATAGGTGAAGATTTAATAGAGGATGGTAGGTATATGTATAACCAAGAGTTAGAGATATATAATTACTGTACAAAACATGACTATTGGCCAGGCCAAGGTTATGATTACCTGAACAAAGATTCAGAAAGAATAATTCACATAATGTCAAAAGAAATATAATATGAAACATTCAGTAGTATTTGAGGGAGGTATAGACAAAGTGTCTACTATGGCAGATAATTCATTAAGAGTTATCCTAGGTACACCAGAACTATCAAACGATACAGAAGCCTCTATTATGAGATTAAGAAAGAAGCCAGGTTATATACTGGTTTCTACTAAGAAGATATCTCAAGAGCAAATAGACGCAGTAGAGGGAGCAACTATAAACGCAGAGTTTAAAGAAAAAACACCATCACAAAGAATGAGAGCAGTCTTATTTAAGTTATGGGAAAAAACACAGCCAAAGCAATTAAATGGCGAGTCAGGTCAAATGGAGTATGTAGATTTTGATTTATTCTACAAAAGACAAATGAATAAAATTATTGATCACTTTAAAACTAAACTAGACTAATGACTAAGCACAATAAATATTATTATGAATTTGATAGAAATATGGATACAACTATGAAAGAACAAATAAAAGATAGTAGAGTGCCTGATTATTACAGAGGAAGAAATGGGTATGAGGCTAGAAAGGTATGTGATAATTTTAACTTATCTTACCACCTTGCTACCGCCACAACCTACATTTTACGCGCTTACCACAAACATGATACGCCTGTAGATTGTTTAAAAAAAGCAATAGCACATTTAGAATTTGAATTAGAAAAAATAGATGATCAAAAAAGTAACTAGAAAAACATTTAAAATACGACCTTCTGGTAGGTCTACAGATTTTATATCGCCTAGCTTTGGCTATGGCTGTTTATATAATTGTTCTTACTGTTATATGAAACGCCATAAGCCTAGAGGCTTATCTGTAGCTACAAACACAGAAGATATTTTGACTGAAATAAATAGTCATGCAGCATTTGCGGTAGTTGACAAGCCAAATCAAACACATGAAAATTACATAACCTATGATATAAGCTGTAACGAAGACTTTGCTCTTCATGCTAAACATCACGAATGGAAAAAAATATTTACATTCTTTAAAAATCACCCTGATATTATGGGTAGTTTTGCTACAAAGTATGTTAATCCAGATTTATTAGAATTTAATCCNGAAGGTAANATACGTATTAGATTTAGTTTAATGCCACAACGCAAAGCTGATATACATGAGCCTAATACATCTAAAATTATAGACAGAATTAAAGCTATTAATACATTTATAGAGGCAGGCTATGATGTTCACGTAAACTACAGTCCTATTATAGTATATGATGGGTGGTTAAACGATTACTTTAAACTTTTTAGCATGATGAATGAGCATGTAAATTACAAAGAACAAGTGTTTTCAGAATGCATATTTCTAACTCACAACTTTGAAAGACATACATTAAATTTGAAAAATCACCCACAAACAGAGGTAGATATATGGACTCCTAACATACAGGAAACTAAAACATCTCAATATGGATGCGAAAACATTAGATACAATTATAAATTAAAGCGTGATTACATAAATCAATTTAAAGAATTACATGGCAAAATAGTACCATGGAACAAAATTAGATACATATTTTAACATGATAAAAAATAATAAATTTGAAGAACTTATAGACAGTGCGTATCTTTTTACTGGAGAAGAGCAAATATGGTGTATAATAAAACCATACGCCAGAGAAGATTATCTTCTTAAAAGAGAATATAGGGTTCAAAAAAGAAGCCCTGATGAAGAAAATTACCCAAATCATATTAATATTGAACTAAAAAAAGATGTATATTTGACCGTTCCTATTAATATAATAGAGTCAATAGACAGAAGAAAATTTATAACCAAATATAATTAGAAATGAAGTTACTAGGCAAAAACATTATGATTGAGCAAAAAGAAGCTCAAAGAAAAACAAGCTCAGGTATTATCACTGCAAATAATCAAAAACCAAATGAAGGGAATGTCATTCATGTTGGTGATGAGATAAATAAAATAGAAGAAGGCGATACTGTCTTGTTTTCTACGTTTGGTGGATCTGAAATAGAATATCAAGGTAAGATATACCTTATACTTAAAGAACATGATATATTAGCAATTATAAAATAAAAACAATGGCAAAAGAAATAACATTTAATATTGATGCAAGAAATGCATTAAAAAACGGAGTAGACAAATTAGCAAATGCAGTTAAAGTTACATTAGGACCTAAAGGGAGAAATGTAGTTATACAAAGAATGCACGGAAATCCATACATCACTAAAGATGGTGTATCTGTAGCTAGAGAAATAACATTAGAACATCCTATTGAAAATATGGGAGCTCAAATGGTAAAAGAAGTTGCGACTAATACTAACGACCTAGCTGGTGATGGAACAACAACTGCAACTGTATTAGCTCAAGCTATATTAGCGGAAGGGTTAAAAAATGTGGCTGCAGGAGTAAGTCCTTTAGAATTAAAAAAAGGTATTGATGCTTGCTGTATCAGACTTAGTAGAGGAAGTTAAAAAATCTTCTGTTAAAGTAAATAAAGACTACAATCTAATTAAGCAAATAGCAACTATTTCTGCTAATAATGATGATGAAATAGGGAATTTAATCTCTGTAGCTATGGAGAAAGTTAAATCAGAAGGAGTTATTACTGTAGAAGAAGCTAAAGGCATGGAGACGAGTGTAGAGCTCACTGAAGGAATGCAATTAGATAAAGGGTACTTATCTCCTCATTTCATAAATAATAAAGCTAAGATGTCTGTAGAGCTTTCTAATCCTTATATACTACTATATGATGGTAAGGTGTCAGTAATGGACGAGTTTTTACCTATACTAGAGCAGGTTATAGGAAATAAAAGATCAATTCTTATTATAGCTGAAGACGTAGAAGGCGAAGCATTATCATCTTTAGTTATGAATAACATGAGTGGAGTGGTTAAGGCTTGCGCTATTAAAGCTCCAGGATTTGGTGATGAAAGAAATGAAATTTTAGAAGACTTAGCTATAAGAACAGGAGGTACTTTAATTTCAGAAACAAAAGGACTCTCCTTAGAAGACATGACTTTAGATATGCTGGGTAGTTGTGATAAAGCAATAACAGATAAAGACGGTACTGTTATATTATCAGGACATGGCGATAAAAAAGATATTGATCAAAGAGTATCTCAATTAAACGAGCAGATAGAATCTACTAATGATTATGGTGCTGAAAAACTTCAATCTCGTATTGCTAAACTAACTGGTGGTGTTGCTGTACTTTATGTAGGCGCTCCAACAGAGGTTGAAATGAGAGAAAAGAAAGACAGAGTTGATGATGCCCTTGCTGCTACTAGAGCTGCTATGGAGGAAGGTATTGTTCCTGGTGGCGGTATAGCTTTACTTAGAGCGTCTAAAATTATAAATGATAGAAAATATGCAGAAGAATATAAGTTAGGTAAAAGCATTATACTTAATGCAATCAAAATTCCTTTAAAAACTATCTTACTTAATGCTGGACTTAATGCTGAGGTTATTATTAGCACTCTTGAGCATATGCAAGAAAGCGATGGTTATAATGTTAAGACTGAAAAGTATGAAGATCTTATTAAGACAGGAGTTATCGATCCTGCTAAAGTAGTAAGAGTATCTTTAGAAAATGCAGCTTCAGTTGCAGGAATGATATTAACAACTGAATGTGTATTAAATGAAATTAAAGAAAATGAATAAACAATTTAAAAAACTTACTAAAGAAGAAAAAACTCAAGTCTGGATATACCTATCTAAAGGATATGGTTTAGAAGAAATAATGAGAGATACAGGACTAGGTTACAATGTAGTGTGTAAGGTTATCAAAGAAAGAATTAAAAATATATAATATGTTAATTTTTATAATAATTTTAATTAGCTCTATAATTATAGGGTGCATAAAGCCTAAGCACGGTAAAGAGAACGATTCACTTCGTAAAAACCTAGACAGACTAAACAAACTAGAGTGTAATAAAATTAAAGAAGAATTAGATTATGGCAGAAAATAGTTATTTAAACTATCTTAAAAAAACTAAGATGAATGAAAATATAAGATGGTTTGTAAAAACTACACCTCAAGGCAAAGTAAGAGAGGTGAAGCAAGTATATGATCCTGAAGATTATGTAAAAGGATCAAGAGCTAGAAAGCTATTGACTCAAAATGAGCTTATTGATATTTTGTCAGAAAACGTAAAACGGTAAAAGATTATTTTTCTTTTTCCCATTTCTTAGGATTGTCAGCACACTCAGTTCCTTTTAAAGTGGTTTTCACTTTCATAAAACAACCGCACAATTTACATTGTTTGGTTAAGGATGTAAGGTGCTCACATTCCTGACATATCTTCCAGCGCTTATCACGCTCTTCTTTACTTGCTAATACTGACATTATAATTTAAAATCCCTTGCAATCCATTTGTCCTATGATAAAGGAATGCTTGGGCTTTTTTAATGTTACCTATAAATCCTTTAGAGTCGTGCCAAAAATCAGTTGCAGACATAGAGGATAAATTTCTAACAGTTATGCCATTGAGCTCTTCAATAGCTTGTAGTTTTACAGACTTATTAGTATGGAAATGCCCTCTATGAACTTCAACAAAATCAACATCAGACCACGCGTTCTTATATCTTTGAGAAATAATGCCAGGAAGATTAGTTGCTTTAGGCCCATCTCCATGATCTGATATAACCATATTCTTACCATACACTAACATCTTCATTTGACAATCTGAATTATCTACAATAATATTTTCATTATTCTCATAGTATAATTCTAACATATCACCTAGATGCATAACAGATTCTCTGTCGTGATTACCAGGAACAACCATTACATGCACAGGAGCTACTTCAGAAAGATAATTAATACACTTAATTAAAAGCTTTCTTGCTGCTCTATACATATCTATACCATAATCAGTATTATACTGAGGAGTTCCTCTGGTAGTTGATACTATAGGCCAATCACCATCTGAGTTTAATAAATCCTGCCCTACTATAAATAAGATTTTATCTATATGATAACCTTGAGCTCTATATAATAAATGCTCAACGGCATTAACTAATCTATTAGAAGCAATAGTTAAACTATAATCATCTCCTTTGATACCTATTTTACCTAAATGTAAATCAAAAGCAGATATCTCTAAAAGATATTTGTCTTTTTTATCTCTTAAGTATTCCTTTTTTTTAACTAATGGAGAGAGGTCTTTAAGATCTTCTTTAAGTTCTTTAGATATTAAATCTAAATTAAGATGAGCTTTAATAGGTTTAAACCAAGCCTTCATACGATACATAGTGACTGTAGTAGGCTTGTTATTAGTATCAAAACCTGTTACTTCATAAGTACCTATATCAAATTTTTCTAATTCCCATATATTAGTATCAATTTTAGCAGCTTCTATTAAATCATCTATAGATTTTATTCTTATAGACTTTTCTATATTAACAACTTTAGAGTTGTTTGTGTTAGATATATCTATTGATTCTTTTTCAGGATCATTAGTTACGTCACCTAATTCTTTTCTAATTAGACGAGCAACTCCTCTAACCTGCTCATAATTAGTGTTAAATAATTCTGCTGTTTTCGCGTATCCACTGCGTAATTTGGTAGGATTTTTTAAAAGATATTCTTTTATCTTATCATTTGAAGACATTCTTAAATATATTAATTATCGTCTACACCATAACCGTGTTGACTCTTGAGGACCAAGTTAGTAGCTTTTATAGTTACTTTTTTACGGCCTCTTTTTAATTTATTAACTACTTTGTTAACAATATCTAAGTTATTGATAATATCATCCTCATTAATCCCTTTAACTACAACATTATATAAATGATGAGATTTGTTTTTACCATCTACAAATGTCCAGTCTGACAACCATATAGGTGTATTATATTTATCTGTTGGTCCTTCCAATTGATTATAAGTTTATATTATCCTCGTCCACCTGAAGTAACTATAGCTGCATCACTATCATCTTCATTTTTAGTGTATCCATTTTTTACAACAGTAACATCTAGATTAGACTGAGATGATGCTGCGTAAAGATAAATAGTTTTTTTTGGATTTGCAATTTTAAAGTCATCAAAAACTACACCTCCAAGGTAATTAGTAAAACTTATTACTTGTGAAGTAATAAAAAATGCATTTCCTTTAGTAATAGTAACAATACCAGAAGATACTGATGATGTTATATTTATAGGATCTAAAAAACTCCATAATAATGAAGCTTTATGATCTGACTCACCACTACTATAACCTAAATTTATAAAATCTAACACTTCACCAGGGCTAATACTGCCTATACTAGTTAGAGTATTTTGAGGTATATGATATCCAGCTATATTTTGCACACCAATCACATTAGAATTATTCTTTTGAATCTTTCTGGATTGAGCAACTAACTTTTGGTCTGTTGTTTGATACTGACTCTGTACTTGGGGGTTTTTAATAGCCTCATTCTTTCTAAGATATTTAGACCTAGAATGATCGCCCCTATATTTATCTTTTATCAATGCCATTAATAATCTATATATGTTATTTTTACTTTATTACCTCTTTCAATCGCAGATGCAATTGCAGGATAAATTCTTTTGTAGGCCTGGGTGGATTTACCAATAAAACCATTTTTATCAATACTGTTGTTGTGTTGCGTATCGCCCACAAGCAAACATCCAGCGGTATGCTCGTCAGTGTTTCCACAATGTAATAAAATATAATCAAAACCAGGTACGTTAGTAATATGAAGCATACCCCTATGAATATCACTAAATCTTTTAGAGTATTTTTGATGGAAACCCCCATCTTTACGAAGAGTAATTTCATAGGATCCAGCAGGTATTCTAGTTTCTCCTTTAATTTTAGTTTCTCTATATTCATCTTCTAGTGTATAACATAAAAATTTTGATTTACCATCCTCTTCTAAAAAAAGTAAGCCAGAAGTACTATCCTCCTGGCTACTAAATCTTAATACTTTAAGTTCCATTTATTTATATTTTAGTCATCATCAGCTAATCCTAAATCAGCTCCATCACATAATAAATATTGTACTTTTTGCGCTGCCGTTGTCGCTGCTACATCTAAGTTTGAAGAATCATTAGCTGCACCATCTAAGTTTAATGGAGCAAACATACACTCTCCTGGCTTTAAGTTTGCAATTACATCACCATCTGGCTTTACAGCTATTGGATAGTCTGTATCTGCATTTTTTACAAATCCATATAAACGATCTTTATTATGACTCGCTAAATTTATAGTAGTGTCTGATGTACCATTAGTTAATATTTCACCAGTTGATATTAAAGCTGAATCTACAGTTGTTGACTCTGTAGTAAAGCTTGGTGCAAATGATAATACTTGATTCCCGTCTGAGTCTACTAATGATAAACTCCCTGAAATTGATACTGATAATGATTGTGTTGCCATGTTATTTTATTTTATTTTAAGCGTTAGCGTCTATTTCGATTGCAGCATACTCTATAGTTACAGATGCAGTATCTGCTCTCGCAACAGTTGTTCCTGTTCCTCTAATTATTGTCATTAAAAACTCACCTGGTTTTAATATACCTATATAATCAGCAGCAGACGATGCTCCGTCATATATTTTAACAAAGTTAGTATCATCTAAATTTTTAATATATACCATTCTACCATAACCAGGAGCGGCCATTACTGTTGAATCTCCATCGTGAGCTACATCAATTCTTCCTGTTGCTATTTGGTCTACACCTGTAATATTTAGTGTATA